CAAGAAAAACTTCATCGTTATCTTGCATTAGTTTTGGAAAGTGTTTTCTGTTTATCTCCATTAGTTATATACTCTTATTTCTATAGAAAAATTTGTAAAATCGGTATACTCCCCTGTGACAGAGTTAGTGACAACAAGTTCAACAGAATCCGCTTCGAAATAGTCCCAGGACCCTACAAAACTATCCCCATCTGCGTTTATAGCTGAGAACCAAATTTTATTTTGAGCTGGGAATGCGCCCACTAAACTAAAATTAAATACACCAAGCACTCTTCTTTCTATAACAATATTTCCAATAGTATTTTCTAATACATTTGCTGTTGGCGCAGAGGTCCCAATTTGCGTTAAAAAAGCCGTATATACTTTATATGTAAGTTCAGGGGTTGGTGGAATTAGAGGTGTAACTACATTAGTTATTAATTCATCAAGGTTCAACCAACCTTTATATCCCTTACAGGGTTTACATAGCTTCTCCCAGAAGCCAGCTTTTATAAATGTAGACATAATATTTTTATTTTAAATATATTAATAATGTATTATTTTTTCTAGTACCTATTAACTTAGACCTAAGTGTACTAATTGGTATTCCAAGTTTATCAGAAGCTTCTTTTCCAGAATTAAATATTTCACCAGTAACTGTATTAATTACTTTTCTTGATCCTGGATTTAAACTCCCAATTCTTTTTTTATTCGATTCTATTGTTGCCAATCTTGTTTTTTCAGAGGGTTTTTGCCCTTTTATACCATGAGATTTACCTTTGTTAGATTCAGACACTTTTCTACCTAAAGCTTTTTGTCTAATTTTTTCTTTTGTTTCATCTGAATGAAAAAAGTAGTTATTAATATTAACTAAAATATTGTTATATTCTGGTTTATTTATTTTAATCCACTTATTTTCTCTAATTAATCTAGTTTCAGGTGTCGATATTCTTTCTACATGTAAAAATAAAAAACTATCTTCTTTATATTTATTCCAAGCTGCTTGTAAATGTGAATTAGGATGCTTATTTGTATTAAGTAAATTTCGATGACTGTTAAATCTTTTCTTAATATTAATGCTGCTACCTATATAGATATGATTGTTTATACTATTCTGTATAATATATATACCACAATTTCTAAGTGTTTTTATTTTAAGCTCTCTTTCCTTAAGACCTTCTTCAGAGTAAAACAATTCTTCTGTTTGCATATTACTATGTTAGAGTTAATCTATATTTTATTTGTGCAATACTACCACTTAAAGATTGACTGATGTTTTCTATATCAGGCATATTTGATGACTCTCCATATTCTTCAAGTTGTTTAGCAAATTCAATTACTTGAGATGCTAATACAGTAGATGCTCCTGCAGAGTAATCTTTTATAGGATCTATTTTAAAAGATTTAATTCTTTTGCCTTGATATCCCATTATTTTCTCTACTATTTCATCTTTTAAAGAGAATAAAAGTTCATACATTTCTCCTAAAGCAGTGTGTTCAAATCCTCCAAAGGTTTGCCAATGAAGAAGATGTGCTTGTAAATGAAAGTAAGTAAGCTTACCAGCTATGCTTTCTAACGTTAAGCTAGAACTTCCTTTCGATTCCATCATTTCATCTGGAAATAGGGATTTTAGTGCCATGTTATTTAGGTTTTTATTAATTAAGGTTGTGGACAAACATCTACGTTAATCACTATTCCATCAGGTCCAATATAAAAATAATTAGAACCTCTAATCCAACATACATAATATCCTTCAGTAGGAGTGATTGTTCCTGCTGCATCTGTATACACATGACATCCAGGAGCTAATAAATCAATACAACCTTGTTCTAAATACAAAGTTAAATCTATTGTTGGACCACCTCCATCACATGGTATGACAAGTATAAGAGCACTTGGTATAGCAACTAATGGTATAGCTGTGGTAGTTGTTGTAGTTGTATAATTACAACACTCTTTTGCATCTATTTCTTTCCAATTTCCTACCTTTGGTTTAAATGCTTGTACAATTAAACTGCTTGATACTACACGTCCTGAACCATCAAAACGTACAAAAGCTTTAAGCTTATTATTGTTGTTACTTCTAGCCATGATTATAAAAGAGGGGTAGTTGTTGTTGTAGTGGTTGGTGCTACAGTTGTAGTTGTAGTGGTAGTAGGAATGTAATTACAGCATTCATATGCTAGAATTTCACGCCATTTACCAACCTTTGGCTTATTTTTTCTAAGGACTAAGCTTCCTGCAACTATTCTGCCAGATCCATCGAATCTGACAAAAGCCTTTAAAGGTCTGTTATTTATTACCATTTTATTTATTGTTTTAAGAGATTAAGCAGGGTAAGTTGGTACAATTTCTAATGTTCCAGAAGGACATAAAGCATCTGCAATCAATTGAGAAAACGATACAGATATTGTAGTTTCATTTACAACACTAAATGTTGCTACTCCAACAAATATGGAATTTAAATAATCTACAACTTCTTGTGTAGTGTCTATTCCAAAAGGATACTCAATATAATATTGCACAACATTATTACTATCGCATCTTACTAAAAATCCATCTCCTGGACTAATTCCTCCTGGAGTTGCACTAAATACAACTTCTGTTGTAAAAGTTCCACCACCAGGGTTACAGCATTCATATGCCTGTACTTCTTTCCAATTACCATTCTTAGGTTTAGTACGTCTAAGCACTGTGCTTCCTGGTACAATTCTACCAGTTCCATCAAAGCGAGAATACGCTTTTAAGTCACGTTTATCCATTTTATTTAATAATTAAGTTTATATTTTTGTTTTAGTTCATTAAGTTTAGTTGCATAGAACCATGTGCAATATTTTTTTGATTGTTCATCATTAAGAATAGCATCTAGGTTAGGATCTTTTGTAGGATCTAGGCCCATATGATATTTTCCTTTATAGAAAGCTGGGTAACCATTTCCTGTCTCAGAAACTATTCCTGCATTATGAAAGATTGTGTGTGTATCCAATTTGATAATAGGATCTGTAGCCCATGCAAATGCTAATTCAGATACCACTTTAGTCTCTTGGTCTCTCAACCATATGTTCCAAAGAACAGCCCACATATCTGCACACCAACTTTGGTATCCAGAATTCTCATCTTTAAAGAACTCTCTATTTATCTTTTGTAAATATGTTCTTATAAGGATACAATCATTCATCACCTTGCTCCAGAAATCACCATCTATGTTCTTTAATAGATATTGTGCTCCTCCTGAATGATCATTATTAGCTTCACAGATTTCTCTGCTTATTCCTATAATACTAGCAAGTTCTCCAAGAACATCTCTGCTCTTGTATTCTTCTAGCTTTTCTGGAATCACCTGGTGTATCTTACTATCAAAATAACTAGCATTTATATAACTATTTGTATCTGATAAGTAGTTAATGTCATCCTCTAAGAACTTATCCAAGTTAAAATCTTTCATGAATAGAATATCAGAGTCACAATAGAAGATAGCTTTCTCTTTTAACTCTGGATGTTTTTTAAAATGTTTCCAAAGAACATATGGTCTTAGTACAGGAATGTATATTCCTAATAACTGATTTAGATTATCTTCATCTGTATAGTAATGAAACTCTGCTTCTGGATATAGATCTTCTATCTGTTTCCATTTATCTCTGTTCTCTCTTCCTTTAGGTGTAAAGATAACTGATATAGCTTTATCAGAATGTCCTATTTCTTTTAGACTCTCTAACCAAAGATTCACTTGCCATGTGTAATAAATATCGCTTGGACAAGCTTGTAAAAATTTTAATTCTTTCATGATGTAGTTGGTTTTAATTTTGGTTTTATTTATTGATCAGCAGTTATTATTCCACCTGTTATTGTTAAGCAAACTCCATAACCCTTATTATAACTTCCATCAGGAAATGGTATTGTTGCTGCTTCATCTAACCATATTGCACATCCTATTTCTGGAAAGAAAAGTGCACAATTATATGTCATCCATACGTCAAAATAAACTTGTGGGTTTGGACATGCTTGAGGACATATTGCAGGACAATTAACAAATTTATTTGTACTATTAACTATAGTATCAGGTGATATAGTGCTAGTAGTAGTGGTTGTAGTAGGACATCCACCAGCTCTAACACAGATTAGTTGTTCTAACTGTTTAGAGATCTGCCAAAGAAGATTTGTTCTTGTACTTCCACCTATTTGTCTGCTTGGTATTGCCATTATTTATTTTTTAAAAAATTTATGGTTGTGGACATATATCCATATTTAATACTAATCCATTGG